GGGGACGGCGACCGCGGTTTTCGATGGTTTTCGGCCTCCCAAGGCTTCAACCGGTTCCATTTCTTTCGTAGGGTGATCATGGCCAAGGTCGTTCCGTTCGCTGGCGGGGTGCACCTCAGCATCCGCGCGTTCGCCGACGAAACCTCGATGGACCGCGCCACGGTGGTGAAGCGCCTGACCGCGGCCAACATTCAGCCGAGCGGGAAGCGCGGCGGGCACCCGGTCTACCGCCTGAAGGACCTGCTGCACGCCTCGGTCATGACGACCGAGGACGGGTCGCTCGACCCGGACAAGATGAAGCCGTTCGAGCGCCACGCCTTCTACAAGGCGGAGCGCGAGAAGCTGCAGTTGCAGGTCGAGCAGGGCGAGCTGCTGTCGTCGCTCCACGTGGAACAGCGCTACGCGACGATGTTCAAGTCGATCGCCGAGTTCTTCGACACGCTGCCCGACGTGCTCGAGCGCGACTGCGCGGCGACGCCTATGCAGCTCGCGAAGATCGAGCAGCGCCTGGACGCGGTTCGCGAGGAGATGTACTCGCAACTGACCGAACCGACCGAGGACGATGTACGCGTCGACGCTGAAGTCGGTTGATTCGGTCGTCCTGTCGACGGCCGAGCTCATCCGGCCCCAGCGACGCATGCGTCCGAGCGCCGCCGCGTCGCAGTACCTGCGGAACGAGAAGGGCGCATGGGACGCGACGCTGACGCCGGAGATGGTCGAGCCGCTCGACCTGCTCGGCAGCCGCGAATACACCGGCATCGTGTTCGTCGGGCCGGCCCGGTCCGGGAAGACCTTCGGGTTGATCCTGGCCGGCATGTGCTACGCGGTCACCTGCGCGCCAGGCGACATGCTGATCACGCAGATGTCGCAGGACACGGCGCGCGACTTCAGCCGCACGGATCTCGACCGGGCGATTCGGCACAGCCCTGAGCTGCATGCCAGGCTGAGCCCGCGGGCCCGCGACGACAACACGTTCGACAAGTTCTGGCGCTCGGGCATCGTGCTCAAGCTCGGCTGGCCGGCGGTGTCGCAGCTGTCGTCGAAGACGATGCGCTACGCGTTTCTGACCGATTACGACCGGCCGCAGAACCGCGACGACGTCGATGGCGAGGGCCCGATGTGGGACCTGGCCGCGAAGCGCATCGAGACGTTCATGTCGCGCGGCAAGTGCCTCGCGGAAAGCTCGCCGGGCGACGACGTGGTCGACCCGAAATGGCAGCCGCAGACGCCGCATGAAGCGCCGCCGGCGCGCGGCATCTTGTCGCTGTACAACCGCGGCACGCGCGCGCGGCTGTACTGGCCGTGTCTGCACTGCGGCGAGTACTTCGAAGCCGCGCCGGGCCTCGGGTGTTTCGACCTGCCGCCGTTCGAGGAGCTCGAGCAGCGGGTGCAGCGCGAGGACCTGGCCAGCCTGGCGGATCAGTTCGCGAGGGTGCTCTGCCGCAGTTGCGGCGGACTGCACGAGCTGCAGCACCGTTCCGAGATGAAGGCCCGCGTGCGCTGGGTGCACGAAGGCCAGACGATCAATTCCGACGGCGTGGTGGTCGGCGAGCGCCGGCGCACGCAGATCGCGTCCTACTGGATGGGCGGCGTCGCCGCGGCGTACCAGCGCTGGGACTCGATCCTGCTGAAGTACCTCCAGGGCGTGGCCACCTACGTCCGGACCAAGGACGAGTCGCCGCTGCGCGCGACGACGAACACCGACCAAGGCATGCCGTACACGCCGCGTGCGATCGCGAACCGCCGCAGCTCGGAGGAGCTCGTGAAGCGTGCCGAGCAGTGGTCGCGCGGCGAGCTGCCGCGCGGTGTCCGGTTCCTGACTGGGTCGATCGACGTCCAGGCGCACCGATTCGTGGTTCAGATCCACGGCTGGGGGCCGGGCCTGGAGTCGTGGCTGATCGACCGGTTCGTGATCAGCTCGAGCCGCCGCGTCGAGGGCGACCGCACCGCGGCGCTGGATCCGGCGAGCTACCTCGAGGACTGGCGCCTGCTGGTCGACGAGGTGATCGAACGCAGTTACTCAGTGGCCGACGACCCGCGCGTGAAGGTGAAGCCGCGGCTGGTGTTCTGCGACTCCGGCGGCCGCGACGGCGTGACCATTCGGGCCTACGAGTTCTGGCGCGAGCTGCGCTCCCGCGGGCTCGGCCGGCGGTTCCAGCTTGTGAAGGGCGTCGGTCAGATCAACGCACCGCGCGCAGTCATGACCTGGCCGGACTCTCGGGGTCGGTCGGACCGCTCCTCGGGCGGCCGCGGCGACGTGCCGGTGTGGCTGCTGAACGTGAACGTGATGAAGGACGGGGTCGCTGGCGATCTGACGCGCGACCAGCCGGGCCCTGGGTTCATCCACATCCCCTCCTGGGTGGATCCCGAGTACTTCGTCGAGCTGACCGCGGAGACGCGGACCGACAAGGGCTGGACCAAGCCGCACGGCGCCCGGAACGAGGCATTCGACCTGCACGTGTACGCGCGCGCCGCGTGCATCGCGCTGAAGGCCGAGGCGATCGACTGGCAGAACCCGCCGGAGTGGGCACGTGAGCCTGCCGCGCAGGGCCCGACGGAGCCAGTGCCGCCGCCCGTGACGCCGAAGCCGGCGCCCGCGGCCGCCGCGGCGGCCACGCCGCGCGCCGGCGGTTACCTGCAACGACGCAACAACTACCTGAAGGGATGACGGCATGGCCTGGACCGCAGCCGACCTCGTGGCGATCGAGAAGTCGATCAAGAACGGCACGTCGCGGGTGCGCTACGCCGACCGTGAGATCACGTATCGCGATCTCGACGAGCTCCTGAAGCTGCGCACGATCATCCAGGCGGAGCTTGGCGTCATCGCGAACGGCGGCATCACGCACCACTACCCGAAGTTCTCGAAGGGTATCCAGTGAAATCGACGGCCCTCGATCGCCTGATCGGCTACCTCGACCCCGGCCGCGGGTATCGCCGATTGCAGGCCCGCCGCGCGCTGGACCTGGTCGAGACGCGGCTGGCGACTCGCGGCTACGACATGGCCGGCAAGGGCCGGCGCGGCGCGGACTGGCTCACGCAGAGCACCTCCGCGAACACGGAGATCCAGACCTCGCTGGTACTCGCGCGCGATCGCCACCGCGACCTGCGGCGCAACAACCCCTGGGCGAAGCGCGCGATCGAGGCGATCACGACCAACACGGTGGGCTACGGCATCACCGGCGAGATCAAGGTCAACGGCCGCGAATCGCCGACGGTCAACAAGCGCTGGCAGGCCTGGGCCGAGGCGAGCACCTGCGATGCCGACGGTCAGCACGACCTGTTCGGGCTGCAGGCGCTGATCATGACGACGGTGGCTGAGTCGGGCGAGTGCCTGATCCGGCGCCGCATGCGCCGTCTCCAGGATGGTTATCCAACGCCGCTGCAACTGCAGGTCATGGAGCCGGACTACCTCGATCACAGCAAGACGCAGCAGCTGCCGAACGGCGGCCGCATCGTGCAAGGCGTGGAGTTCGATCCGATCGGTGGGCGAGTGGCCTACTGGCTGTTCCGCACGCACCCCGGCGATCCGCTCGGCAACCCGGGCCCGTCCTACCGGGTGCCGGCGTCCGAGATCGCGCACGTCTTCCGCGTCGATCGCGCCGGGCAGGTGCGCGGCATGCCGTGGGGCGCTGCGGTCGGCACGACGCTGCGCGACCTCGACGATTACGAGGACGCCTACCTGTTCCGCAACAAGCTGGCGAACTGCCTGATGGGGTTCGTCTACGACCACGCCGCCGGCCTCGACGGCGGCACGACGACGAGTCCGCTGCCGGAGACGATGGAGCCCGGCCTGATCGCGCAGCTGCCGAGCGGGAAGGACATCAAGTTTGCCGCCCCGCCCGCGACGGACAGCTACGGGCCGTTCGTCTCGCAGCTGCTGTACCGCATCGCGTCAGGCTATGGCATCACGTACCAGGCGCTGACCGGCGACCTGCGCAGCGTGAACTTCAGCTCGGGCCGCATGGGCTGGCTGGAGATGCAGCGGAACATCGACACCTGGCGCTGGCTGATGCTGATCCCGCAGGGCCTGGCGAAGATCGCCAACTGGTGGATCGAGGCCGATGCCCTTGCGCTCGGGCAGGTGCCCGGTGCCGCGGTGCACTGGACGCCGCCGCGGCGCGAAATGATCCAGCCGGCCGAGGAAGTGGCCGCGCTCAAGGACGCCGTGCGCAGCGGCATCACGTCGCTGCCCGAGGTGCACCGCGAGTTCGGCGCCAACACGCGCGCGGTGCTGCGCGAGATCGCCGACACGAACAAGCAGCTCGACAAGCTCGGCATCGTGCTCGACAGCGACCCGCGCAAAACCAGCAACACCGGGATCAACCAGGCTGCCAAGCCCGCCGCCGCACCGGCCGCGGCGGAACCTGCGCAGCCCTCCAGTGAGGACGAAGCATGAAACGACAGAAGGGCTCCGGCCCGATCATCCATCGGGCAGAGGTTACCGACGCCTCGATCCTGGACGAGGAGAGCCGGACGATGCGGCTGTCGTTCTCCTCGGAGACCCCCTACGAGCGCCGCTCGTGGTTCGACGATCCGTGGATCGAGATCCTCGGCCACTCCGACAAGGAAGTGGACATGAGCCGGCTCGACACCGGCTCGGCGCCGCTGCTGTACGGGCACGACTCCTACAGCCGCGACAACCACATCGGCGTCGTCCAGAAGGCCTGGCTCGAGAAGGGCCGCGGGTTCGCCGAAGTGCGCCTGTCGAAGCGCGCCGAGCTCGACGGCCTGTGGCGCGACATCCAGGACGGAATCATTCGGAACGTCAGCGTCGGCTACCGAATCATCGAGCGCACGCTCACGAAGAAGAACGAGAAGGGCCCCAGCGAGTACCGCGTCACGCGGTGGGCGCCGGCCGAGGTCTCGCTCGTTCCTCTGCCCGCAGACCCCTCGGTTGGCATCGGACGGTCCGACGATGGCCAGCAGAAGTACGAGTTCACGGACCTCGAAGATGACACTGAAACTGAACAGGAGAAGACCGCCATGGTGCGTCAGACTGAAGAGCTGAAGACGCCGGCGCAGACCCCGACGCCCGAGGCGGGTGCTGCTCCGGCAGTGATCGATCAGAACGCCATCCGGACTGCCGAGCGCGCGCGAGTCCAGGGCATCCACGAAGTGGTGCGCCTGGGCAAGCTCGACGCCGAGTTCGAGAAGCGCATGGTCGAGGACGGCAAGACCGTCGAAGAGGTTCGCGCGGCCGCCTTCGATGCGCTCGCCGCGAAGACCGAGCATCACTTCCCGGCCGTCATCGTCGGCAAGGACGAGAACGAGAAGTTCCGCGACGAAGCCGCCGACTGGCTGCTGTATCGCGGCCACCAGAAGGGCGAGGACGGCAAGCCGATCTCGGTCGCCGCGAACTCGCTGCGCGGGTTCACGCTGCTCGACCTGGCGCGCCGCACGCTCGAGCGTGCCGGTGAGCGGGTGCAGGGCCTGACCAATGTCGAGCTGGCCACCCGTGCGATCACGCACTCGACCAGCGACTTCCCGGTGATCCTGCAGAACGTCCTCAACAAGACGCTGCTGCAGTCCTACCAGGCGGTGCCGAACGTGTGGTCGCGGTTCTGCCGCACCGGCAGCCTGTCGGACTTCCGTCCGCACTACCGCTACCGCATGGGCACGTTCGGTGACCTGCAGTCGGTCGGTGAGACCGGTGAGTTCAAGGACGGCACGCTGAACGACGCCGATCGCGAGAGCATCACGGCGGCGACCAAGGGCCTGATCATCAACCTGTCGCGGCAGATGATCGTCAACGACGACCTGGGCGCGTTCCTGAACGTCGCCAGCGGTCTCGGCCGTTCCGCCAACCGCACCGTCGAGAAGGACGTGTTCGTGCTGCTGCTGCTCAATGCGGGCCTCGGCCCGACGATGAGCGACGGCAACACGATGATCCACGCGTCGCACAACAACGTGGCCGGCACGGCAGGCCCGCCGTCCGTCGCGACCTTCGACAACGCCCGCGTGACGATGGCCTCGCAGACCGACCCCGGCTCGAACGAGATCATTGACCTGCGCCCGACGGTGTGGCTGGGCCCGATCTCGCTCGGCGGCGACGCCCGCGTCGTCAACGATGCGCAGTACGACCCCGACACCGCGAACAAGCTGCAGCGCCCGAACAAGGTGCGCGGCCAGTTCCGCGACATCGTCGACACGCCGCGCCTGACCGGCACGGCCTGGTGGGCGTTCTGCGATGCGGCCGACGATCCGGTGATCGAGGTCGGCTTCCTGAACGGCCAGCAGACGCCGTACACGGAAATGCGCGACGGCTGGCGCGTCGACGGCATCGAGTGGAAGGTCCGGCACGACTACGGCGTGGCCGCGGTCGGCTGGCGCGGTGTGGTCCGCAACGCCGGCGCCTGATCCGCAGACCTGACGGCAACGTGAGAAAGGGCCCGCTTCGGCGGGCCCTTCTCTTTTCAGATTCGAATCGAGGAGATTCACATGACTCGGAAGTTCGTACAGCCGGGCGACACGATCGACTACCCGAACGGAACGGGCAGCGCGATCGCGGCCGGCGCAGTGGTGAAGATGAGCCACATGCTGGGCGTGGCGCTGGTGGACATCGCCGATGGCGCCACCGGTGCAGTCAAGGTCAGCGGCGTGTTCAAGGAGCTGCCCAAGGTCTCGGCCGCGGTCTTC